AGATAGCGCTTCCGCTACTGCAAATTGTCCTATTGATCCATGACCTAGTAGCATCTATGCATCCGATACTGAACTTAATGAACTATTTGTTTTTAAATGTGCATACGCTAATTTAAAAGCATTTTGTTCACCAGATGATGGATCATAATCTATTTTAAAATGATCTACTTCTCTACAACGTATTCTTTTTTTAAGTCTTAATCCCATGTCAAATGTATCTGCTGCGGCTTTATTTTCATAAATATCTACATCATAAATTAATTTAAATGTAGCAGATTCACCATCTTTTTCTGGTCTAAATTTTTTAACGTAAGCATTAGGCACAATAATGTAGCAACTTGATGCTGTAACACCATTGCCTAAATCTACGTTTGCTGTTATTGCCATAATATCCTCCTATTGCAATCGTTTAACTTCGTGTTTATCTAGAATAGCATTAGCTTTTTCTTCACCAACT